TTGTTCAGCTCGTCGCCTGCGCGGTACAGCCCATACACCTTGTCAGAAGCCCAGCCCAGCTCATCGCCCGCAGAGACCTCCTTACCCAGGTAAGGACTGACCTGCTCCTTCGTCAGATTGTTCACCTTGACGTGCAAGAACCCGTTTGGGAGCTTCTCCCGCGTCGAGGACTTCAGATCAATGGCGAACGATGCAAACGATCTACGCATGACGCTACCCGTTGCGCGTGTCATTTATGATGCGCCCTGACAGCATATCCACGACGACCGTGCTCACCTTGCCGTTGCTCACGATGCTCTTCGTGATCTTAGGTGAGTTCGGGTTGCCCGTGGGCACCAGTGGCAGCGCCTTGATCGGGGAGGCCGCCAGCGCGGTAGCCGTCGCCTGCATGGCAGTGGAGGGCTGCGCGGAGGCCGAGCTCCCGACGTGTGTGGCCAGCCGAGGCGATCCGCAGTTCTCGCAGACGTCGTGCAAGCCCTGGGAAGGCATGGTGCTTTCGCTCTTTCCGCAATGGCACCGATAAGCGACCTGAGTAGGCATTGGACCTCCTAAGTAGTGTTGGGCTGCAGGCCATTAGGCAGCGGCCCACCTGCAGGCTTGGCGGGTTCTACCGGCTCGACCTTCTTCTCCACGTCCAGGCTGTCCCAGCCTGATGTGGGGTCGTCGCCCAGCTTCTTCCGAACTTCCGTGGACGCCACGGCGCTCATGGCGTAGTAGATGTTGTCGGCCTGCGCGTTCTGCAGGCGGATCCCCGCCAAGTCCTTATCGCTCAGCTCGCGCAGCGGGTTGAACTCGAACGTAATCTCGGGGTCGATCTCACCAAACTCCGAGAGCTGCACCAGACGCAAAACCTTCTCCAGGTTGTGTCGGAACAGCGTCTCCTGCATGCCCGTGACGTACTGCTCGAACACAGCCAACTCACCGTCCGCCGAGGCGTTCATGCCCTCCGGCGACAGCCCGAAGAGCACCATGCGCGGAATGTTGGCAATGGCGCACATGTTGTCGCGGGCCTGGTCGAGCAGCTTGTCGATGTTCGTCATCGGCGTCGTGTGCTGGAAGAAGTCCTCAAGGTCTTTGTCCAGCAACATCAGCCCGTCGTTCGACGCCTGCTGCGTGTATATCTGCACCCGCTGGATCAAGCTGTCCAGGGCGTCAGTCCCGCCCTGCAGAATCCCCTCCATGTTGGTTTTGATCCCGCGAAGCGAGTAGTTCAGCACGATCTTCGACACGGCCTGCCGCATCTTCAGGAAGTTCTCGATGGTCGGCAGCGCCAACTGCGAGAGGCTCAGGCCGCTGAAGGCGTACATCGGCTTCAGCATCGTCGGCACCGGGCGCGACACGAAGGTCAGCAGGCGCGAGTGATGCACCTTCCGCTTCATGATGTACCAGGTCTTCGGCTGGTAGAAGTGACGACTAAGCGGCTCCCCCGCGTCGTAGTCGTAGGCGTAGCTGTAAAGCGGTTCAATGGGCTGCAGCCGCTTCAACGCCCCCTTCTTGATCTTGTGCTTGTCATAGAGCAGCGGGGTACCTAGCTCGGCGTCTGCCGACTCGTCCAGCGCAAGCCCCAGGTCGATGTAGAGCTGGCCGCGCCCGAAGAGCCCATCGTACTGGGCCATCTCCCGAAACGCCGACTGAACCTCCAACCGCTCGAACGCCTCCTGGAGCTGCTTGATCCGGTCGCTCTTGTCCTTATCCGACCGCGTCGTGAACCGCACCCACTTCCGCGTCATCTCCTGGCTCAGGCGATCCGACATCTGCCGATACTCGGCGATCTGACTCAGCTCCGCCAGGAACGGAAACCCCAGGAACCCCATGCCCGGCCACTGCTCCTGCGCATACCCGAGCATCATATTGAGATCGGCGTCCTGCGCCATCCGCACGGCGTCGTCCTTGGCAGGCCCGACGTTGGGAGGGTAGCTCGGCGGCTGCATGGTGTACAGCAGGTCTGCCGCCCGCTCCTCGCGGGAGGGGACAATTGACGACCCCCCTGCCGCCAGCCGATGCGCAACAGAGGGGTCGAGCTTCATGGGTTTGCGAACTACCAGGGAGTCGCCCATACCTTCAATATAGCAATTCCCAGGCCGCAATACCACTTTTTCATCTCACCGTAGCCGACTCAGCCGGGCAACCGCCGTCGCCGCTAGTTGCATCGGTGCCCTCCCCTCGGAGAGCTGGGTCAGCGCCCAGACCAAGGCGTCCATACGGTCGGGGGACTTCTGCCCCTTGTTCTCCGTCGGCACCGGGTTGAACCGCATGAGCTGCCGCTCCAGGTCGGGGAGGTAGCCGACGTGGTGGACAAGCCCTTGCGTATACAGCGCCGCGATGGGCTCTGCCCTGACCACCTTGCCCCGCGACGCCCGGACCTCGATCAGGCGGGGGACGGCCCGGTTGTCCAAGCGGCAGACGTTCCGTACGGTGTCCGTCACCAGCGCCCCACCCTGGTTGACCTCGAACACCAGGGCGTCGGCCTGATAAGTGTCGTAGGCGTCCAGCGCCCTTCGCGCCCAGGTCTCGGGGCTGAACTTCCCGCTGTAGTCCGCGAGCACGTAGTAATGCCTGGGCGCGCCCTTGGCACACCCGGCCACCACGATCCCCGTCTCGTCCGAGTTCTTGTTCGCCGTGACAGCGGGGTCCACCGCCACGACACACCGCGCCATCTGAAACTCCGACCCAAGCGGCAGGCGGTTCTTGTCGATGGAGTCCCAGTCCCACAAGGCCGTGGAGAGGGAGGGGACGCACTTGCCCAGCCACACATGCTCGTACATGAGCGGGTTCGTTCGCTTCATGTGTTCCATCTGCGCCCGGTTCACCTCGCTGAACCATGGGTTGTCCATGTAGTTCAGCTCCTTGTACCACGTTCGGGGAGGTCGCGTCGCCGGGTCGTAGAAGAGCTTGTGGATGTGGTCCTCCTCGAAGCGCGGGTTGTAGGTCACGATGATCTCAGACCCCTCCTTGCGCACAGTTGGGTCCAGAATATCCCAGGACTCCGCAGAGATGGTCTGCCCCTCCTCGATCCATGCCCCGTCGAGCCCTTCCGTTGACTTCACTTTCTGCGGATCATTACGGAGCCCGGCGTAGAAGAACTCCGACCCGTTCAGGCCGAAGACCCCATCGCGCTGGACCGTGTAGAACTTCGACAACCCCAGGGCGTCGATCTGATCCGTAAACAGCTTGTGGACGGACTCCGCGATGGAGTTCTGCAGCTCGCGGCAGCATAACCAGCGCTGTTTGGTCTGGGCGCCGCGAATAAGCAAGGACCGCGCCACGCTCCAACTCTTCGAGCTTCCACGTCCGCCAGCCAGAATCTTGTAGCGAAAGTCCTTCGAGAACAGGTTCTCCACGCCCGGCGTGAACGTAATCTCAATCGCCACCGATGTCCTCCACAAAGTCCCCAGCGGCAGGGATGACCTTCACGGAGGACGGCGGCTGGGCAAACGACACGTTGATTATCGGTGCCTGAACGGCGTTGCCGTCCGGGTCCGCGACCGTCACCCGCTGGAGCTTGGGCTGCGCGAACTCCAGTAGCTTGATAAAGGAGTCGAACGCCGCTTTTGGTCCGTTCTTCTCTTTGATCTCGTCGAGCAGTTCCATGAGCTTCGTGCCGCGCTCCCCGACCTGCGCCTCGCAGACCGCTGTGATCGCCTCCAGCACGGCAGACTGCTCCCGCTTGCGGAGGCTCGTGGATCCTTGCGGGGGTAGCAGCTCTTGCGGAGGGGAATCGATTGGGTAAGCGTTATAGGCCATTGTCGTACATTTCCCCGAGAAGCTCGAAAAGTCTGGCGGTGTAGTCCTGCGCGTTGTCGCGTAGGATCTCCGCAACTTGCACCAGCAAGGCGCCCCGGTCGGTTGCGTCAGTGCCGCAGATTATGTCGGCGATGCGTTCGGCGTCCTCGGTCATCGCGGCCTCAGCGTGGTGTAGTGGGGGCGGGGGAGGTCGTGCTGGTCGAAGAGCTGGTTCAGAAGCGCGAGATTCTTACCAACCGGGGCAATGTAGCCATGTGCCCAGCGGTAGAAGGTGGAGTAGCTCACGCCAAGGTAGGCCGCGAAGGCTGTCGGCCCTCCATAATGGTTGGCGAGCGAAACCCATGGTTCTGGGATTTTGGTGGGCTGAGCCACAGGACCTCCTTTCCTGAAAACGAACATACAGCCGGACGGAACAGAGCGCAAGGTTGGATTGCAGCGTAGTTTGCGCAATCTTGGTGGGAAGGACTGGTTGAATCGCAGCGTAGCTTGCGCAATCTTGGTGGGCACGGCGCGTAGGGCTGCGGGCTGGGGGGCCCGCGGCCCTACGCGCCACGCTCGCGGATCAGCGTTGAGATTGAGTCTCAATCGCAGCGCCGCCGTTGAGATTGCGACTAAATCGCTGTGCCACCGTTGAGATCGAGATTGAGACTAAATCGCTGCGCTACCCTGCTGCGACCCAATCTCAGCGTATGCGGCCCGCAGTGCCGGGCTGGCGGGTCAGCGCACCAAGCCACTGCGCCCCGAGCCACTGAGGCGGGCCCGCAGGCCCCAGCGCCAGGCTCCTGCAACCTAGGGCCAAGGGCCAAGGGCCAAGGGCCAAGGGCCAAGGGCCAAGGGCCAAGGGCCAAGGGCCAAGGGCCAAGGGCCAAGGGCCAAGCCCCCACGTCCCGCGCCACGGAGGGCTGAGGGCTGAGGGCTGAGGGCTGAGGGCTGAGGGCTGAGGGCTGAGGGCTGAGGGCTGAGGGCTGAGGGCTGAGGGCTGAGGGCACCAGGCCCGCGAATCAACGCCCCGAGCCCCTGCGGAGGAGGCCCTGCGGCTGAGGGCACCAGGCCCGCGAATCAACGCCCCGAGCCCCTGCGGAGGAGGCCCTGCGGAGGAGGCCCTGCGGCTGAGGCCCTGCGGAGGAGGCCCTGCGGCTGAGGCCCTGCGGCTGAGGCCCTGCGGCTGAGGCCCTGCGGCTGAGGCCCTGCGGCTGAGGCCCTGCGGCTGAGGCCCTGCGGCTGAGGCCCTGCGGCTGAGGCCCTGCGGCTGAGGCCCTGCGGCCAAGGGCTGAGGCCCTGCAGCCAAG